GTGGCCGCAGCCTCCAGTTCAACGAACGCCGTTCCGTTCCAGACCTTTGGGATGTTTGCCACTTAGCCTCCTACGATTGCGCTGATCTCTTCGTCAGTAAGACCGAGAGCAGCCAGTTTAGCGCGTGCGGATACCTTTGAAGCAAGGCGTGCAGCTTCGGCGGCTTCCGTCTCCGCGCGAGCGGCAGCAGCGGTCGCGTGATCTAGGGCCTCCTGCGCCAACTCTTCTAGCGTTGGTTCGCGCTGGATAACTTCGCCTGTTGTCACGTTTAGTTCATAACGCATTAGGACACCCCATAGAGGAAAAACGTTCCAGTGATTGTTTCTGTTGCGCTGCGCACAAAGTCAATGCTTGTGATTGCCGTTCCAGTTGATGCGTAATATCCGTCAATGTTTACCCAAATACCGTTTCCTGCTCCGTCTCCCCAAGTTGAACTTTGGATGTTTCTTCGCAAAGTTGTGCTTGCATAATCGTAGAATGTGATTGACCCAGCACCGTGCTGATCATAGGCTGTCCCTACGGCAGAGGTGCGAGGGATGACAGCACTGTCATTATCGTTCCCCCCAAACTGCGTGGTGGTCCTGTTGGCGCGTGTTGCCTGAGCAGTAGCCCCCACAAACCGTACAAAATGCCAGTTATAGTTTGACGCAGTATCTCCATTTACCCGAACGTTCCAATATCCAGTGTTTACATCCATAAAGACACCAAGCCAGCGAACTACCAAATGCTTATACGTTGTTGGAATGCTCGAGAAGGACAGGCTTGTTGCCGCGCTTGGCGTAGCCGTACCAATAAGCGTCAAGCCGCCGCCAGCAGCAGGCGTTGTCCACGCAGGCACGCCTGCGGCGATTCCAAGCACCTGGCTTGCAGTTCCAATGCCAAGTCGAGCAACCGTCGCCGAGCCAGAGGCGTACAGAATGTCGCCAGTGGTTGTGAGCGTTGCCTTCGTAATGCTTGGGTTGGCTGCCCACGCAGGAGCGCCACCTGAGACGACAAGTTGATCGTCGGTGCTGCCGATGCTCAGCGTCGCTGCCGTACCAGCACTTGCGCCATAGATCATTGCGCCAGTGCCAGTCAGTGCGGCGAGCGGGACGGCGTTGATTGCGGTTGCCGTGCCAGCCGTATCAACCCAGACGTCGCCAGTGCTTGGCGTGACTGGAGCAGCCGTGCCGACGCTGACCTTCGCCTTTGTCGCGGCGAAGTCATAAGAAGTCTTGACGCTGTTCGGCACTGCGGCCGTGGTTGTAGAAGTCGAGGCCACGGAGTCCTCAAGCGTGGTGACGCCGAACACGCCGCCTGTCGCGGCAGTGCCAGCCGTGAAGTCAATCCACTGCGTGTTGTAGTCAGTTGCGTTGATCTTGGAGAGGACCTGCCCTGCAGTCCCGCCGACCGGCACGCCAGTGCCTGGAGCGCCTGTTGCACCAGTTGCGCCTGTCGCGCCTGTTGATCCAGCAACGCCTTGCGGGATTGAGAAGTCAAAGATTGCCGCGCCAGAGCTGCCGACGTTGGTGACAGTGGCGTTGGAGCCAGCGGTCCCAGTGATGACCGTGCCGACCGCAATGGTCGCAGCGGCTCCTGTCGCGCCCGTGGCGCCTGTCGCGCCTGTGGCTCCAGTTGCACCTGGCACGAGAACAAAGTCAAAGACGGCCGCAGACGACGAGCCAGAGTTCGTGACGGCTGCAGCAGTTCCTGAGGTGACGGTTCCCACGGCGATTGTGGCTGCGGAACCTGCTGCGCCCGTGGCGCCTGTCGCGCCTGTCGCACCAGCAGGACCAGTGTCGCCAGTGTCTCCCTTGACCAACACGAAGTCAAAGACTGCAGCCGAGGAGGAGCCAGTGTTCGTGACCGCAACCGCTGTCCCTTGCGTGACGCTGCCGACCGCAATGGTCGCAGCGGAGCCTGCGGCTCCAGTTGCGCCAGTTGCGCCAGTGGCTCCCGCAGGACCTGTGTCGCCTGGATCGCCCTGATCTCCCTTGTCTCCCTTTGCAAGAACGAAATCAAAGATTGCCGCTGAGCTTGATCCGCTGTTGGTGACCGCGACTGCAGTTCCTTGCGTGACCGCGCCAACGGTGATGGTCGCGGCAGAGCCTGCAGGACCCGCCGAACCCGCTGCGCCAGGTACTAGCGTGAAGTCAAAGACGGCGGCGGAACTAGACCCAGTGTTCGTGACGGCGGCTGCGGTGCCAGATGTGACGCTACCAACCGCGATCGTTGCGGCTGATCCTGCGGCGCCAGTCGCGCCTGCGGGACCTGTATCGCCAGTGTCGCCCTTGATGAGCGTGAAGTCAAAGACAGCGGCGGAAGATGAGCCGCTATTGGTGATTGCAAACGCGGTGCCTTGTGCAACGCTGCCGACGGCGATGGTGGCAGCAGAACCAGCAGGACCTGCGCTACCCGCTGGGCCAGTTGCGCCTGCAGGACCTGTCGGACCTTGCGCGCCTGCGGGTCCAGGTGCCTGAACGACAATCTCTGTGCGCGTGTCGTTGATCGAGATAATCTGCTGCGTCAGGTCAACTTCTACGCTCATCGCGTCACCTCAGGTGAAACTGTTGCTGCTCCTTGCAAGAGGCGCGTCACCACGCCGCCTGCGCTCACGAGTTCAAGGTCGTAGACGCCGCTGAATGGCGCGGTCAGTGCAGCCGTGGTAGTCGCCGAGATAAGGATTGCAACCGTGCCAGCCGCTCCACCGAGCGTGATGCCAGCGCCATTTGTCAGGCTGACGATGCTCGTGGCAGACGAGTAGGTCTCGCGCACTTGCATCCGTGCGGTGTATCCGCTCAGGTTGATTGCGGTGCCAGCCGAGTCCTTCCACGTGATTGTCAGCTCAAAGGTTGCGCCCTGGTTGATGGTGATGTTGAAGGTATTGCCAAGTGCCATCAGCGAGCCAGCCCTTCGCGCTTGCGGTATGCCTCAAGCAAGACTTGAGATTCAGGGTGCAGTGCGCGTGTCTGGCGGATGATGCCGCCGAGGTCTTGCGAGCCGATCACGCCGAACGGCGAGGTGCGGCTTGACCACACTGCACCGGCTTGAATGATTGCGGCTTGCTTCACGGCGCTTGGCACTGCGGGCCATCCGAAAACGCCGACCACCTTGACGCCGCGGTAGACGTCGCGTGGGAAGTTGCGCGGCCAGTTGACCGACACGTCAATCTCGTTGTACGGCCAGCCGTCAAGTGCGGCGTTGCCTGGCGCGAGGTTGTAGTCGGTGCCGGCAGTCCACGTCGTCTCGTAGGTGCCGTTGCCGTCGTCATCAGTCGTCAGCGTCGTAATGCTTACAAGGTCATCAACAAGGACGTACTTGTAGTCCTCTGCCGTGTAGTAGCGCGTTTGTGTCGCTGTGCCAAAGCCGTTCTTGCGATCGGTGTAAAGGTCAATGAGTGCGTCGGTCGCATCGAGGACAGACTGCAGCGCCGTGTCGTCGGAGCTGTCGCTGATCCCGATTGCAGCCTTGAACTCGGCGAGACTTGCGTATGACATTTAGATGCCTCCGGTTTGTAGGACGTAGAGAGTTTCTGGACCAGCGTCGGTATGGATAGCATACAGGCGCTCACCTTCAGGAAGATAGAACTCGTTGGTCAGGCTGTCGTGGAGTCCGAAGCCATTGGCCGCTGTCACGGTGGCTGGTCCGATGAAGACCGCGTGGTTCTGACCGCCGTGCGAATGAAGGTAGACCTTTGAGCCGCCGCTGTTGCCAACGGCGACAAGGACCGCAGTGTTTCCGACCGCGTACTGAGCCGCCCTTACCGCCACTCGCTTTTCCCCTTTTCCCGCCCGCTGACAGGCGTTCGCTTCAAGGTGGCTGTCTTGCCCCACCTTATGACTACGGCACGCTCTACGTGCCGCGTTGGTGCCTCTGCGTTGATTCTAGCGTCTACCAGTTCCTTGAGTTTCTTGAAGATGTCCATAAACCCTCCCGCTAATGCAACAGGGAGCCGAGCCGAAGCCCGACTCCCTGCCGCTCAACCTAAGCGTCTAAACGATTAGACGTTGGCTGACTTGAAGCTCTTGACGGCTGAGGCCTGCGAAAGCCCAGTCGCGCCGCGCACCTGAACCTTGAAGCTAATAAGCCCCAAGTTCCAGGCGAACTCTCGCGAAACTTCTACAGACACGCCGCCCACGAGGACGGTGTAAATCTGTCCGAGGTCACCGAACAGGATTGAACCTGCGGTGTCGTCGGTCAGGTCAATCAACGCTGCGCTGTAGATAGGCGCACCCAACAGTCGGTCAGGTGTGTTGCTATCGCCTGCGCGGAAGATTGGCTGGCCCGTTGTATCAACGAGACCAGTCACAACGCCGAGCGTCGTGTCGTTCATCAACCAACCCGACTTTGGTGCGCGTCGGTACGCCTGGTTCACAGACGCCTTCAGCTTCGCAAGGTCCGTATAGGTTGGGTTGACCGTGGTGCCTGCACCAGTCACGCCAGCACCAGCCTGAGCCGCAACAGCGGTTCCTGCGAATGCACCGTGAGCAACTGCGACTTCCGCGCCGCACTTCTCGGCGATCATCGCGCTCAGGTCAAAGGCTGCGTCTTCGGCAAGCTCTTCGGTGACCTGAATGATGGTCGCGTACTTGACTGGCGTGAGGGACAGCGCGCTGAGCGTTCCGTCCGACTCGCCGATCGTGCCAGCCTCAGAAACTGATCCAGCGGTTCCAAGAGCCGTGACTCGTGGGAACTGAATGTTGTTGCCGGTGCTTGTGCGAACGACCGTGACGATCGCTGGGTCAATGAATGGGTTGAACTGTGCCGCAACAACGTTCACGCGGTCAGCAATGGTGACTGGGTTGCCCAGGCCAGTGCTGCGTGAGACATCGCGGTACTCGAACGTCTGCGACCCGCCCAAGCGAGCAAGTGCGCGGAGTTCGTCGTTTGACCCTTCGGACTTCTCGACCTTAGGAGCGATTGCCGTGGCGTACTCAGCGCGAACTGCATCAGCAGCGCTTCGTGCTTCGCTGGCATCCTTCTCCGAACGGATCGCGGCCGCAACCGTTGCAGCCTCCGAGGTCAACTTCTCAAAGCGAGCCTGTGACTCGCCCTCAAGCGACTCGCCCTTCTCGGCAAGGTCAGTCACGATGGACTGAGCCTCGGTCAAGAGGGAAGCACGCTTCTCGTGTAGCTTCCTAACGTCTGACATTTCTGTCTCCTTTTTTATTGGTTTCCACAATGTTGCGGCTCGCCTAGCGGGATGACCTGATCGCGGGCTTGCGTACTAGCGCAGCGGGGCGGGGTCTCGTGGCTTCTAGAGCGTTTCTGATTCCATCTCGGCGAGCAGCAACTTGGCGCGAGCGATGGACGGGTCCAGCACTGTGCGCTTCGGAGCCAACTTCTCCGTGACGGTTTCAATCACCTCGACGTCCTCTTCGGTCAGCGGTTGCGCCGACTTCAAGGACTCGATGGCTGTGATAAGCCGGTCGCCGTCTACGCCCATTCGGGACGCGACCTTGCGAACGGAGGTAAGACCCAGCGTCGCTGGGTAGGCGGGAGTCTGTCCTGCAGAGAGGACGCTCACCTCAAAGAGATTGACTTCGCGCAGCGTGCGGGTGTCCTCGTCCCACTCGTCGCCGTTCTTTGGGATCGTAAAGCCGAACGACATTCCCATTGCAACAGCCTCGTATGTCAACTTGGAGATCACGCCAGCGGCGTCTGGATCGGCTGGGTCAAGGCGAGCCTCAACCTTCAAGCCGCGCTCGTCTTCGGTCAGCGCAAGTCGGCCGCTTGCAGTCGTTGCAAGTGCGCGAGTCTCGTCGTGACCAAACAGGAAGGAGA